GCAACATCATCGACGACAAGAGGTTCATCTACGAGCACAATATTAGGATATAGTGCAGCAAACTTCATTGATGTTACAGAACGGTTATCACGAAAGTATAAATCGTGATTTCCAACCATAAAATATGTCTTCTTAAACGAACTATTCAACATACCTAGCAATTTAATGCTATATTCGAGTGTCTGAGCATTGATTGTATTCCTATGGTGCATAAAGTCGCCCATAAAAATACATGTATCAACATCTCGACTCTTTGCTTCAGCTATTAACCATTCGGTATAGTCTATGCAATCGTCGAGATGTGTTACTGAATTATGCTTTAGACCGAGATGGATGTCACTGAAAACTATCGCTCTTTTAAAAAGTTGATTTGTCATATCTCCCACCCCCTAAATCCGCGATGAGTTTTATTTTCTTTTGTTTTTAATAATATACGATCTATTATGCACCCATATTCTCTACTGAATGCTGATTTACTATCGTATATTTTAATTGTCCCATCGACAAATTCTATCTTTACTTTTTTAGATACTTTTGCTGCACCTAATAATCCGCCTAGTTTTGCCTGTTCATCTCGAATTTCTTTATTTTTATTTCGTGATATAATCATTTGTTCTCTTTTCTTTTCCACTAACTCGGGATGAGATTTATAAAATTCGATAAGTGTCTCTGATCTTTTTTTATATACTTCTTCAGTATGTAAATGCTTCGTTAATTCGCGTCGTTCGTCATTAGTTTTATTCTTCCATTTTATATTATAATTATAGTCGGTCATTGTAAAACTATATAATTGCTTTAACTGGTTAATCTCATCTTCTGTAAATTGCGATAAATCTTGTCCTATACCGTCACCGCCACGGGTAGAATTATAGCCCTTCTTGTATGAATTATACTCATCTATCCAGTAAATCTCTTTAAATGCTAAATCGATAATTCTGTCAGAATGATCAATGATCTCGTATCGGAATTTATCTGGGCCTTTTCTTAGAGCCATATAGAATTTTGTATCTTTAGTGAGACAATCCCGTTTATGTGTTTTCCATCTATGTTCGAGATGTTCGAGATGTGTATCGAATCCGATATAGCAGAGATTATTTTCGACATTTGTTATTTTATAGATAAACATATTACGATCCAAAGTGTATAATGTTATTTATCACTTTGGATCACATTATTCGTTGTCATCTCTGGCCGCTTCCTGTGCTTCTTCTCTTAGTTGCCTAATATCTGCTTCGATATTTAACTGACGTGTAAAGCTAGGACTTGCTCCACTATCGATTAATAAATCATCGCGCAGATCTTGATTTTTCTTTTCTAAGTTAAGAACTCTCGTAAAGCTATTCTGTAAAGATTGTGTATAATATGAGAATGGATTATCACTCTTGGATTCGTCAAACTGTAAACCCATTTGCGCTAATTGAAGTAGAGCCTGCCCCTTCATTTCATCAATGTATGTATAACCGCGCCAGTTGCCACGTTGACCGTATTTGTTTACCATAAGGATAAACATCTTAGCAAGCTTATTAGTAATAGAACCGCGCTCTAGATTAAACTTTCCACCTTTGGAATGTGATCGGCCAACTTCTTTTGTAGTACCATTTTCAATAATATAATGTTTGAATGGGAAGAAATTTAATTTAACATGGCTATCTGCTGTGCTCTTTGGATTCTTCTTTCTACCGGGTGCAAGTGGAATATGTTCAAATGTTAAAACACGATATACTAAATCATCAACATTAATTGTATCAGGTTTAATCTTATATTCGGACATCTTTGGTCTCTCTGTCCTAGATGTGTTGTTAGCTACCGCTACAGCAAATGCAGCCGATCCAATTCTAGCTGCTCTGGCAGCTTTTGCTTTTTCCTGAACTTCGGGAAGAAATGCTTCTTGAGCATTATCTATGATAACATCATAGTCAGCATACTTCTGATCAGTATATTCACAGAAAGAATTCTTACTCTGGTGAATTTCCTTCAACATATCTTTGTTATTTAAGTAGTTAACTTTCTTAACCGGGAATATTGAAATAACCTCCGGTGTTTCCTCTTCTTCAAAATCTATAGAACCGATCATATTTTCTCCTTTAGAGCGTTCTGTACAGTATAACAAAAGAAGTTCGTAGAGTCAAGGGTTCCGTGATTAACACACCTGTTTATAACCAAGATAAATAAGCAGATAAGGGAATATATAAATGTCAAATCAAGATCAACGAGCACGATTACAACCGAAATCATTAGATAATGAAGAGGTTCTCGGCCCACGAGATCCTACAAATATTTTATTCCCTCTATGGTCAACACGTGGTGTCCTTTTTCCTTATACGCCGTCTGTTGCTACAGGCAACGTTGTAGAGTACGATCCTTCAAGCTTTATTCATTCAAACTATGGATATAATGCTTATGTTAGGTCATATCCGAAACCTATTAGTATTTCTGCGGAATTTACAGCGCAGTCAAATGATGAAGCTATATATTTATTGGCGGTGATAAGTTTCTTCCGGTCCGTTACGAAATCTTATTTCGGTGTTAACCCGTATGAGAAGGCAGGAACACCTCCCCCGACCCTTATATTTAACTATTTAGGTGATTATCAATTTAATAATGTCCCTGTTATTGTTAAGAATTTCGAATACACATACGAGGCAGATATTGATTATATTCCAATTAGTACAGCAAATAATCAAATATTCTCTAGCAATATTGGCGTAAATCTTCCGATTGGTAATAACGGTGGTTTCACTTGGGTACCAACACACTTAAAGGTGCAATTAGATTTGGATACTCAGTATATTCCTATTAAGATGAGAAATGAATTTAATCTAGATAAATTCCGCCAAGGTAAATTACTTAATAAGGGATACATTTAATGGCAACCAATTCTAAAGACACGAGTCAGTATCTATTGACCCCAGTTAAAAATTGGTATCTAGATCTATGGGTGCCAAGAACTATTGCCGCAAACGACTATGATAAGATTTTAGTCATACCGCCGGCATTTGATCAACGCCCTGACTTATTAAGCCAACAAGAATATGGCACTCCAAAGTTATGGTGGGTATTCTCTCTTAGAAATCCAGATCTTATAATTGATCCTATAAATGACTTTGTTTCCGGATTAGAAATTTATATTCCTAAAAACATTTTGAAGAATTAATATGCCAGTAGATTCACCGAAAAGTTTCATGGCGCCGCCTGTCACCACACATACCTATACACTTAATGGCAGAACTGTTGACAAGGCAACATATGATAAAGAATCTGCAGCATTTGATACTGCACACGGATTTACAACTAGCACACCTCAAGTCGGCCCAGCGCCAGTAACAAATGCATCATATGCTCCTGCACAGGCACCTCAAATTGTAAACGCTCCGGCAAGCACATTTAATCCGGCAAAAGATTCTCAATCGGCATATGCAAATATGGCATCGCCGATTAATAATATTAGTATGGCATTTACGCCCAACATATTAGATTACTATGATGTTTATACATATCATTGGAAATTATTTATGGTGCCTATGTCTGCTTCTGCATCCGGGACAGTTCTTAATACTGCTATTCAGTCGATTATTGCTGAAAGCGGTGTGTCTGATTTAACAATAGATAAGGTAGAAGTCTCGTGTATCGCCACCCCATCGGTAGAAAGTGGTTGCGGCACAATGACAAATGTTAAATTTGAAATTGTAGAACCATCGGGTGCAGGTTTATTAGACAAAATATTCTACGAAACAATTTCGCTAGGTTTAGGTAATTGGATGACTAGTCCATTTTATCTACAATTAGAATTTAGAGGTCGCGATCCAGAAACAGAAGCATCTGTTATCAATGGAGTAGATGGCGGAATCGGGCAGATGAGGTGGGTGTGGCCTGTTACTATATCTAAGTCAAAAATTAATGTGACACACGTTGGCACGAGATACGAATTTGAAGCAGTTTTGTATGATGAAAAAGCTCAAGCAAATGCATACTCTTCGTTATTACATAGCGTTACACTAAAGAATCTAGCAAAATTTAAAGATGCGATGGCGGACCTAGAAAAGAAATTAAACGAAGATGCGTATGAACAATTAATTGACAATTATAGCATACCTGATACATTTAAAATTATTGTAGATCCGATATTAGCTAAGATAGATCTAGTTAATCCAGATTATAAGAAGAATACTCAACGAGCATCCGATTGGGTCGATCTTTCAAAGAAGTCCGCAACATTTACACAAGGTACGAGTGTTGATAAGATTGTTGATTCATTATTGGGCAGTACATCGTTGGGCCAGGAATTGGTACAAGATTCTAAGACGCCTTCCGCAAAACCTAATACACCTCAAGAAAGCAAAGATCAGATGAAAAAGCTCTGGAGAGTTGTAACAGAGACTAAGCCTATTGCGTATGATGCCCAGCGACAGAATAATGCTAATGCAATAACCATTTATGTAGTTCAATATGATCTAGGTAATCTACAAGCAGATGCAGCACAGACAGGGCAGACACCCGATACAATACCTGCTATGAAAAAAAGATTATATGAATATCTTAAGAAAAAAATCTTAAGAAAGAAGTATAATTACATATTTACGGGATTAAACGATCAAATTATAAAATTAGATCTAGATATGAATTATGCATTCGCAACTGCAACAGCGCGTTTCGGCGGCATATATGTTGATAGTGCCGCTGGCAGCACAAAGGGTATTACTCAAGAAGAGAATCAAGATAATGAAAAGAAAGCTGGTGAAATTATCAGAAATACTTTAAAATTCATTAATGATTCACCTCCCGGAACTAATGTCGATGCCAAGATTGCACAAGCAAAAAAGTCGATAGCTGCTACGAAAGTAAGTCCTGAGGTTGCGGCGAAATATGCTGCCATATTAGACCACAGTCGACCTGGCCAGAAACAAGCATACGGAAAAGAACTTGCAGCAGGTGGTGGCCTAAATCAGAAAGGTACAGTAGGAACTGCAGGTCAGACAGATCCATTGACAGG